TGGTCGCCGACAAGCATGAAGTTTGATGGGACTGGGGATTGGTTGACGGCTATTGACAATCCGCAGCTTCAGCTTAGAACGGGCGATTTTACGATTGACGGTTGGGTTTACCTGTCAGCAACTGGCGTTGCCTACGGAATTATCAGTAAAGGCACAGCTTCAACTGGATGGTCTGTTAACGTCACTTCTGGCGATAAACTTCAGTTTAGCTATACCTCATCCAACTTAACCGGCGCGACTTCTTTGGCCGCAACGACTTGGTATTATTTTGCTGTTGTACGCTCTGGCAGCGCAACCGGGAACCTGAAGGTTTATCTAAATGGATCGGTAGATGCCACTAGCGGCGGCGCGGTGACGGACAACTTCAACCAAACAAGCATTTTGTATGTTGGTGCAAATAGAACTGGTGGAAGTGCGTTAAACGGATACTTGCAAGACGTTCGGGTTACCAAATACGCTCGCACCATCACAACGCCAACAGCAGCATTCCAAACGAGGTAATCATGCAACTCGCTAATCAAGATCTGGTCATCAAAGACCACACAGAGTGGTGGCCTAACACAAGTTTTGGTGAGCGTGGCCCATCGTTGGATTGGGTTGCCGAGCAAGGGTACTACGTCATCACGGTGTGGAAGCCATACAACCATGCGACCGAGAAACTGGTGTCTGCCGCTCCTCATCTGTTTGATGGTATGTGCTGTCTGGTTGACGTAGAGCCTCTGACTGCCGAAGAACTCCAAGCGCGAATCGACACGCAATGGTCTGTAATTCGTAGCCAACGCAATCAGATGTTGAAGGACACTGACTGGACTCAAGTTGAGGATTCTCCGGTAGACAAGGCAAAATGGGCAGCCTATCGCCAAGCACTTCGTGATATAACTACGCAAGATGACCCGTTTGAGATCACCTGGCCGACATGAACTCATTTTTTGGCGGTGCTTTTTTTGCCGGGAATTTTTTTCAGTCTGTGGTGGTTGGCGCAGAACAATTGTTGATTAAACTTCGGTCATTCACCGAAAGAAGGAGATTTTAATGGCTATTAATTTAAAAGCAATTACCTCGGTAATGGGCTACCAGCAGATCACAAGTTTGAGTACTGCTACAAAACTGACCGTGCCGCCCCGCGACATAGGTGGATTGATTGGTTCACCTCGGATTGCAATCATTACGCCTGAGACACAAGCCGTTCGATGGCGCGACGATGGCGTAGCCCCAACCGCAAGCGTTGGAATGCCTTTGGCGGCTGGCGTTACGTTGCAGTACGACGGTGATCTATCGCAAATTCAATTTATTGAGCAGAGCGCCGGGGCAAAGCTCAACATTAGTTACTATTCTTGAGGTTGAAATGCAAGTTTCCAACGACTCCGTTGCCGTGAACTATGTTGATTATTTCACCAAGCAATTCCCAATTGATCTGGCTAACATGGCCGCGTTGCGTGATGAACTGGCTGTTCGTCAGGGTGCTTTGTCTGCCGCCCAAGACGCTATAGCCGACCGCGAACGTGCCAAGCAAGAGCTAGATGCTGCCAAAGTTGAAGCAGCCGCGTTAAAAGTTGATGCCACGGCTGACCGCGAAGCAGCAAAACAAGAACTGGCTGATTCCAAGGCCAAGGCTAAGGATTTGAATGCCCAGGCTAAAGCTGCACTTGCTGCTGCGGTAGACCGTGAGACTGCTGTTGAGTTGCGCGAGAAAGTTGTGGCAGATCTTGAGGTTTACCAGACTAAGGCCCAAGCTGAGATTGAAAGCCAACAGGCAGATCTGAAAGCCCAGAATGCCGTTTTGGACGCTCGTGTAAAAGCGTTTCAAGATAAAGTTGCTGCACTTACCGCGTAGTACAAATTATGTCAAAATTATTTTTTCGCGTTTTGCAGTTTTGTTGCCCGGTTTATGACACAGACGGCAATTTTTTGAAAAATGGCAAAATTTACACATATCAATCTAACACTCAGTCTTTGACGCCTGCGTATACAAATAAAGATGGCAATGAGCAACATTGCAACCCAATTCCTCTTGATGACTTTGGAAACTGTAAAGATATTTTTCTTCCCTCTGGGGTTGCATTTAACTTCATTGTGAAATCAAGCGATGGAAACATAATTGCAACATACAACAATTTTTACGGCGTTGATGAAACAACGTCAATAATATAAGTTATTTATGGCTAACTTAAAAATTTCTGCGTTGCCTTTGGGGGCGACCCCGCTTGACGGTACTGAAATTGTTCCTATTGTTCAATCAGGATCAACAAAAAAAGTTTCTATTTCAAATATTACCGTTGGTCGAGCTGTATCTGGGGTTTCTTTTGCCGTTACTGGTTCAACCGCGCCTGTTAACGGTGTGTATCAGTCAGCAACAAACCAAACCTCGTTAAGCGCCAACAGCGTTAGAGCGTTGACCACTACTGAACAAGGCAGCGTGTTGTTGAGATCGGCAACCACGCCTTTCTTGTACAGTCTGACATCAAACGCTAGAGGTTTGTTAAATATAGGCGCAGCAGATGTTGGCAAAGTTCTTAGCGGTGTAGTTAACGGGGTTGCGTCTAGTGGAACTGCTGATTTTGACGTAAGTTATTTTGCAAATGGTTTTTTGCAAATTGGCAACGAATACGATGCAAACGGAAACATTCGCACGCACACCACTTATTCTGTTTTCAGCAGGGGCGGTAACAATGCAACATTTACACAAATTGCTACCGCAAACGGTGGTACTGGAGCAGCTTCGTTTTCCGTTGCATGGACCGGAACCAGCACTATTCGGGTGACTAACACATCTGCTTACACAACAAATGTGTATCTCAGTTATTTTGGACAATAGGAAATAAAAATGGCTGTTAATCTGTCTTTTATTGGCGGTGCGGGATGGCAATTTTTTGACAATAACGGCGTTCCTTTGTCTGGTGGCAAGATTTATACTTATGCCGCAGGTACAACCACTCCGCAAACAACATACACATCGTTTTCCGGTCTAACTGCCAACAGTAATCCGATAATCTTGGATTCTGCTGGACGCACACCGCAGCAAATTTGGTCAACTGAAGGGGTGCTGTACAAGTACAACGTGACAACATCGACAGACGTATTGATTCGATCTTGGGACAATATTGGTGGTTCTATTGTCTCAAGTGACTTAGCGCAAGACTTGGCAAACAATAACGACCCGGCAAAAGGAGATGCACTTGTTGGTTTTCGCCAATCAAACAGTGCTGGTAATTTAACAGGCGCAGTTGGTCGTACTGTCCACCAGAAACTGCAAGAATTTGTCAGCGTTTTGGATTTTGGGGCGGACCCTACTGGCGCCACAAATTCCAGCACTGCAATTCAAGCAGCTTTAAATGCAAGCAATGTGGTGTACTTTCCTTCGGGTAATTATCTGATCAGCACGCCGGTGCAGATGAATGCCAACAATCACATCTGGACTCAAAACGCAAAATTACTTGGCAATGTTGGGGGCACAAATCTTTTAATTACAGCAAACAATACTGTTGTTGATGGGTTTACTGTTGATGCGGCCCCTAGCGGTAGCACTTTAGGAATTCGATTGACTGGTGATGATGTTGTCGTCAAAAATTGCAGCTTTTACAACATCAGCTATTGCATTCATCTGTACCCATGCGAAAGCGTTTTAATTGACAACAACTATTTCCAAGACATTGGTTATGGTGTCATCAATGCCTCTGCGAATGGTTATGTTTTCAACGGCCTTGTTCTGTCAAACAATCGTGGCCTCGACTGCAAGAATGATATGTTCCTGTTTAACACGAACAGCGAGTCGTACCCTGGCCTGACAGCCAACAACGTCACTGTCGTTGGCAACGTCTACACCAAATCCGCACCCCCATCTGTGGTGCAAACGGAATCTCGTTTCTGCGGCTTTGTTCACGGCACCAACATCACAGTGACCGGTAACGCCATCTACGGAACCCAAGGCGATGCAGCAATGCACTACGAGGGTGCTGCTATCGGAGATGTTGATGACTCCGTGACCATCACCAACAATGTTTTCCGCGATTGCATTTCAATTTATGCACGTTTCATCTGGCTTATCAACGGCAGTGGTTATCGCCACGTAAATATTTCAGGAAATACGTTTGAAGTGACAAGCGCTACATCTGGTGTTGGATCTTCAGCTTATGTGAAGTGGGGAGACACAGTAACTGATGCGGCTCATTCAGTAAACAGCAACATCTTTAGATACCGCAGAAACTCTGGTGACACCTCAACTATTTACGGAACTGGTGTTAGCGATTCTTTTGCTTTTCAAACAATTATTAGCAACAACCAGTTTTTAAATTTATCAGTTGCAATTGAAAACACCGGCACAAACGCTAACACCAACACGCAGATTCTTGGCAACCAGATAAAAAGTTGTGGATATGGAATTTATTCTGGGAATGCAACATACTCATTTGACGGCATTATTAGCGACAATGTGTTTGAAGACACAGTAACAAAAGATATTTATCTTGCAAGGTTAAGCAGTCCCATCATCACCAGCAACATTTTCACATCTGCTGCAAAATCAATCAACAACAAAGATTTGGTTGTTTTAAAAAATTGTCGGGACAACGAAGCCGCAGGTTTTGGGCGGCAGCAAACTATGCCTGATTTGGACAAAGCAACAAACTACTCCTTGGGGTATGTGGGTTCTGGTGAAAACAATATGTTGATTAATGCAACATCATTTTGGGAACCAAGTGGCGGCAACAACTTTAACAGCCTTGTGTCGATTGTTGGCCGTGGGGGAGCAACAGCAAATGCTACTATTGCATCGCTCAACTCTAAACAAAACGGCACGGAAATTACTGGTATCACGTACACAATAACATCTGGTATTCTGTACGCCAACGTCGCAGCAAGTGGGTCTGTTGGATCTGCTGAAGTTCAATTGACCGTTGATATTGCGTAACGAATAAAGCGCCTTCTTAGCGCATAATGTAAGATAACCGTACCGGCGCGGATCACCGGGGAATCTCAGGATTCAAAATGTCCGAAGAAGTAGTAGCGACTGAAGCGGAAGTAGCGCCCGCGCCGGAACTGGAAGCCACGGCGGCCCCGGAACCTGTAGTAGATACGCCGGAAGTTGCGCCCAAAACCTTCTCGCAAGAGGAACTTGATGCCGCAATTCAAAAACGTCTCGCAAGAGAACAGCGAAAGTGGGAGCGTGAGCGTCAAGCACCGCCGCCCGTTGCCGTTGATGTTCCACCTGTGGATCAGTTTGATTCGGTTGATGCGTATGCAGAAGCCAAAGCAATCCAACTAATTGCACAACGGGACCAGCAGCGCCAGCAGACGGAGATACTTGAGGCGTATCACGAGCGTGAAGAAGAGGCTCGGACCAAGTACGATGACTTTGAACAGGTTGCGTACAACCCAAGTCTTAAAATCACGACCGTGATGGCGCAAGCAATTCAAGCCTCTGATGCTGGCCCTGATGTAGCATACTACCTTGGGTCCAATCCAAAAGAGACAGATCGCATTTCCCGTCTTAGCCCGATCTTGCAAGCAAAGGAGATTGGACGCATTGAGGCTAAAATAGCCAACGATGTGCCAGTTAAACGTACTACGTCCGCGCCCGCACCGATTAGTCCGGTAACAGCCAGAACTTCAGGCAATCCAAGTTATGATACGACCGATCCTCGGTCTACTAAAACCATGACTGCCTCGGAATGGATTGAAGCAGACAGGCTGCGCCAGATTAAGAAGGCACAAGCTCAACATCGCTAACTTTTAAGGATTTACCATGTCAAACAGCATTCTTACGATTGACATGATCACCAGGAAGGCCCTGGAGATCTTGGAAAACAATCTGGTTCTTACCCGTAACGTGAACCGTCAGTACGACGACAGCTTTGCTGTTGAAGGTGCAAAGATTGGTTCGACCCTGCGTATTCGTCTGCCCGACCGCGCTCTGGTGACGGACGGTGCCGCCCTGCAAGTTCAGGACGACAACGAGCAGTTCACGACCCTGACGGTCGCCTCGCAAAAGCACATCGGCGTCAACTTCACGTCCGCCGAACTGA